CAATGAAGTTGTGCATGTGAACCAGAAAAATAAACTGGCCGCACTGATAGAGCTTGCCAATATTGTTAAAGAGCAAAGACTATTCTTTCCAGAGGAACTAACAGACCTGCACAAAGAAATGTCTTTGTTTAGCTATGAGTATAATCAAAATGGAAACATTGTCTTTGGCACAAGGAAAAAGAAGGACGATAGAATCTTTTCTTTGCTTTGGGCAGTGTGGAGTTTACGCAAGTCAGAGACAGTGATATACGAGTTAAATGATATAGTTTGTAATTCTAAGTCAAAACATGCTAAATATTGTTATCTCAGGAACGGAGAAATGATACTTAATTGTGCAAGCACTTGTGCAAGCCATAAGCAAGTCCAGGCCATGTATAATCAATACCGTACAGCAAACCCAGAGACTGAGCTAACCCTGCAGCAATTCTTTGCAAGGCTAGTCAAAGTCAGAGGTATTAGGACTTATAATAGTTTGTAAGAGGCGTAAGTATGAGAGGGCGAAGAAGGCGCAAGGCGGTACAGGAGCTAATCAGTATCAGCAGACACGTCAAAATGACGGAACTGCTCAAAAAATTGCACAAGAACATGGTAATTGTAACCCAAATAATTACAGGGGGTTGACAAGTTAACCCCAATGATTATATTATAATTAAGCATTTGAGCAAACGCTTTAAAGGAAAGATATGTATTTACTCGACACTACTTTCGCACTTAATCAGATACAGGACGAAAACACTAGAAGGAATGATGCCCGGAAAAGGCTTGATCTATACCAGGGCTTGCAACTGCCTTATGTACAGGACAGGCTAGAGTTGCACTTTTCAGATGTGACTAAATTTAGTCCAACATCTTTGAACATAGTCAAAAAAGTAATTGATGCCAAAAGTCAAATATACCAGAGGGATGCAGAACGCATTGTATCCACAAAGCGAGATCAAGAGCTATATGACAAGGCCCAGGAACAGTGTGCACTAGGTCTGAGGATGCGCCAGGCCAACCGCTTGAGTAAGTTGTGTGGAGTTGTTTTATTAAAAGTAGTCTATGGAAGGACATTTGACCAGATAGACATTGACTTAATAACTCCAGACATCTGTACAGTTGAAACAGGCAAGAGTCCCAAAGATGTTAGGTCTGTAACAATATCTTACTACCCGGCAGACGGTAAAGTCTCAGAATTAAAGCATGTCCGATGGACTCCAGGCAGCATACAGACCTTAGACTACAACTTTAATGTAACAAGCACTGAGAGCAATCCTTATGGCTTTTTACCCTTTGTGCCAGTGTGGAGTGAGCTACCTGTCAATGACTTCTGGATCTATCCAGGGGACTCGTTGATCTCTACCCAAGAAGCCATAAATGAAAAGCTCACTGACCTTATTTATATCCTGAGACTGCAAGGATTCAGCATACCAGTGCTCAAAGGCACAACTTCAGAAATTGGCACTTTTGATCCGGGTCAAGCTGTCGCATTGCCTGATAGTCAACATGCTGACTTTAAATTTGAAGCTCCGAATAGTCCGATTAAGGAAGTCATAGAAAGTATTGACTACTTGATAAGGCAAATTGCAGTCACAGAAGGTTTACCGGCTTCTTATTTGGCCGATAAACCTAGCACTCGCAAAAGTGCAGCCGCACTTGTGGAGCAGTCAAAAGAGTTGCAAGAGATAAGGGCCAATGATATTGACCTTTATAAAATTTACGAAAGGCAAGTCTTTGAAGTTATCAAGCAAGTCTGGAACTACCACAATTCAAATAAGTTTGGAGACTCCACACTTAAGGTCAACTTCTATGATCCATCCCAAGTAAGCAGTGAGGATAAGGCAGAATTTTGGTCAAAGATGGTAGAGCTTGGGATTTATAGTCCTGTGGACGTTATACAAAAGCTTGATCCTGATTTGAGTAAAGATGATGCAGAGCAAATTTATAAAAATAACAAATCGCTTAATCCAGCGTAAAAGGAGATGTATAATGGAATGTGTATATAAGGATCAAAATTGTTTTTTAGGTAAAGACAATGAAGGCAAGTATCGTTTTGAATATGAAGACGTATTACCAGACAATAAAATCTTTGCATCTGGTACTGGAGATTGCACTTACATGGAGTTAAGGGCACAGATCCTTGATACACTAGATTATGTTGATGAATTTAGTAAATCGGTAATTATAGATAGCCTACTTAAGGCAGCATTAAGCTAAACTCGCCTACTGAGGCGCAAAACCAGGAGTAACAAAATATGACTACAGAACAGAACAACACTGAAAATGTTGAAACCACAGACGAACAGACCACAGATACACAGGTTAGCACTCCTGAGAAAAGTGAAAACATGATCCCTAAGTCCAGGTTTGATAAGGTCATTGGTCAAAAGAATGAACTTAATCAGACTTTGACAGAGCTTGCAGACGAATTGAAGCAGGATATCCCGGAGGATATGCAAGACCTAATTCCTTCTGATTTGTCGCCAGACAAGCAAATAAAGTGGATCAGAAATGCAACAAAGAAAGGTCTGTTTACTAAGGCTAAGGAAAGCCCGGCTTCGGAAACCCCGGGCAAAAGTAACCCACAAGCAAACCTTGACAATATGTCAGGGCCAGAAATGCTTAGTTATTATCACAGCAACAAAAAATATTAAGGAGAAAATATAAATGTCTCTTACTCTCGCAGAACAAGCAAAACTTACTAATGATCCTTTGAAGCGTGGAGTTATTTCCACATTTACAGAAGAAAGCCAGGTATTGAAGTTCCTGCCTTTCTCTAACATTGCCGGTAACAGTTTGACTTTCAACCGTGAAAGCACTTTGGGCAATGTAGGCTTTCGGGATTACAATGAAGAATACACAGAAGGTGGTTCTACTGTTGATCAAGTAACTGCAACCGTCAAGATTTTTGGTGGTGTGGTTGATGTGGACAGAGCACTTGTCAAAACGCAGAACAGCAATGACATGCTCCAGATCCAGCGTGCAGCAAAGGTCAAGGCAATGGCTCGATTTTTCGAGTGGGCATTTTTTGGATCTGAAAACACATCTGCTAACAATGAATACTTTGACGGTATGCGTTATCAGATTAGTGGAGATCAGTTGCTTGACCACGCTGGAGCACAGCTTGACCTTGATTCCTTGGATGAATTGCTTGATACCGTAAAGGGAACCAATAAGGTTCTTTTTATGAACAAGAAAATTCGTAGGAAAATCAATAGCCTTATGCGTAGTGCAGGGCAAGCTATGGAAAGTGTGGGAACTCGTTTTGGGCAGCAGTTTTACGGTTATGCTGGAGTGCCCATTGCTGAAATTGCTGAAGACCATCAAGGCAATGACATCCTGGACTTTTCCGAGACTTCAGCAGGCAGCACTAGCATTTACTGTATTTCCTTTGGATCTGACCAGTGTGCAGGACTTCAGGCAGGGGGCGGTATGCAAGTATATGACCATGGGCTTATTAGTGGTAGTCCTTACTATCGCCTTGATGTGGAATGGCTTGCTGTGCCTGTGCTCTATAATTTGAAGGCAGCTGCACGTTTGAAGGACGTTGCCGAACCTGCTTAAACTATATTGTGGCCCTTCGGGGCCACTTTTTAGCACTTTGAGTGCAAGGATAAAATATGGCTTTAACAGTTCAAGAAAATACATTTATCAGCTTAGATGAAGCAAACGCATATTTTGCCACACGTCCTTATAGCGATGAATGGACATTGCTAACAGAGTCTGAAAGAGAGCTATATCTAAAAGCCGCAACTCACATGCTTACTTACTATGTCTCTTGGCATGATGGCAGTCCTATGACTTGGGATACTTTGCCACAAGTCCTTAAGTATGCACAGTGTGAGCTTGCCCATGCTCTAATTGATCATAATCTGTTATCAATTGCCCCTGATAATATTTCACAGATAGACCTATTAGACCTGTCTGTATCTATTGGGCAAGGTGGATCAGTTATCCCTGACAAAGTGTGGATGTTGATAGCACATCTAGGCCAAAGAATTGATAAACCTTCCACGATTAGATTAAGCAGATGAAAAAGAGCATACAAAAACATGCAAAGAGTGCTTTTAACCATCTTGGAGACTTGAAAAAGTCAATTACGGTAAAGCATCTTGAGGGGGAAGAGTTCAACCCAAGCACAGGGACAATGGAACAGACTTTTTCCGAGCACAATGTCAAGGCACTCGTCCAATATTATAGTAATGCTGAACTGAAATCCACAGTTATAAGTCCGAGTGATCGTAAAGTCTCTTTTCTCTGTGCTGATATAGATTTTGTACCTGTCATTGATGATGATAAACTTATTATTGATGGATCAACTCTACCTATTAAAGACGTAAAACAAGATGCTAGCGAAAGCATTTATCAAATAAGAGTATAAGTTATGCCTGATCTTGCAGAACTACAATTAAAAATCACAGGCGATGATAAAATTATATCTAGCCTGGATAAGATAGAAACCAAAGCTAAAAATATCCAGAGGGCTACGGATAAACTAGACTTTGGTAAAAAGAAACTGTCTGCCACAGAACAAGCAATGCAGAAACAGCAAAAGCAAATGCAAAAAATTGCTGATTCTTACAAACATGCAGATGCAGCCGCACAAAATTATTGGAACGAAATTCGTAAGAATGCTTCTAAGGTAGAGCAGGATCTGAAACAGCTTAAAAAAGCTAATGTGGCCGCCTTCGATTCTGAAGACATCCGTTTATATAAAAGATCCTTGTCTAGTGCAGAGACACAGCTAAGGAAACTTAAGGGATATATCCCCGACGAAGAATTTAATAAACTCCAACGAGAAATTTCTGACTCCAGGCGTGAACTTAATAGGCTGAATGATACAAGCAAAACGGCTGTCTCAGGATTTAGTAAGTTACAAAAGGGAATGGCTGGACTTGCTGCCGGGGGAGCTGTGGCAGCGGGCATTGCATACATGGGTAAGCGTCTGCTGGATACCACTGCACAACTTAAGCAAAGTGCTGCCCAGGCTAACATGACTGTGGAATCATTTCAGAAAATGGAATACGTGGCTTCACAGTACAATATAACTCAAAGCGCAATGATAGATGGTCTGAAAGAGTTGAACTTAAGAGCAGATGAATTTGCTGTTACTGGTAAAGGGCCAGCCGCAGAAGCTTTTGAAAGGTTAGGTTATACGCAAAAAGAGTTGAATAATCAGTTAAATGATACCCCACAGCTTTTGTCAAATGTTATCAAGCGTATGCAGGACTTAGATAATGCTGCACAAATCCGCATAGCTGATGAAATCTTTGGTGGCCAAGGTGGTGAACAGTTTGTGGATATGATGAATGATGGCAGCAAATCCGTAGCAGAGCTTGCCAAAGAAGCCGAAAGGCTTGGCCTTGTAATGGATAAAAGCCTTGTGGATAGTGCTGTGGAAGCTAATAGGGCACTGGATACCACGTTTAGAATCCTCAAAACAAATTTAACTAGAGCACTCGTTGCCGCAACTCCACAAATCATATCTATAGCTAATGCCTTTGGTCATTGGGCAACGAATATTGCAAATGTACTAGACAAAATGATGCCCATGCAGCTTGCGTCAATAGATGAACTTGACCGAAGGATAGAAGGAATACAGCAAAAGATTGAAAACCTGTCCAAAGCTGATAAGTCCGGGCCATACTTAGGCAGGGGCCAAGGGTATGGGCATGGTACAGATCCGGCAGCAGAAGTGGAAGAGCTTAGGGAAGAGCTTGAAAAATTAAATGATGCCAGGGACGAACAGCAAAAACGGTTTGAAGCATATCAGAAAGCACTGCAAGCTGGAAACAGAACATACAAAGAATTAAATGGCAATGTGGAAGAAAACACAGAGGCCAATAATCGCAATACTGAATCTCTTGCAAACTGGCTAACACAACAAGAGATGCTGACTTCTGCGGTTACAATGTGGGACACTTTTAGGGGTAGAAATGACAACATTTGCGCTAGCACTAATACAGGACAAAGCAAGAGTAGCGATAGACACAGAAAGCAACACGGGAAACATATTTACAAAGATAGTGCCATTTCCACATATCGGGGCGATGACCATAACGAGTGGCAAGGCAGCTATGCAACCGAGGTTTGCTTATCAGTTGCTGCTTAATGATGATATTACAACTTATGATGATTTTTTAGAGCGGGCTGAAGATATTGGTTATGCTGCTTATTATCAAACTTGTGAAGCAGGGAGAGAGCTGGAAGGCATAGATTGCCATATACTTGATTATCCTAGTAAGACAGCATATCCACCCATGCACGTGGAATTTATCACTGTTGGCTATAGTGAGGCCAAGCAGCACATGGTTGTATCTGCAACAAGAATACATGATTGGGATGTAGAGCAATTCCACATAGACGAACCACAAATATGTGGTAGGGCAACAGGGGCAATCGAAGAGTTTGAAGAAAAAATAGGCAGATACTTTACGGCCAGCACCCCGGATTTGATGGCTTGCCTTGGATGCCAAGCGATGTGGGCAGAAAAGCAAGGGCACATAGAAGCCGATATAGGCGGGGGAGAAATAAATATCCTAGATATAGATAAAGATAGAAATATGCATATAGCTGTCTCTGGTACAATGGATGATTGTATAAGATATGCTAAGGATATGCTGCAACCCAAAATGTCATTAGTTAAAAGTAAGAAGGTAGGCAGAAATGATAAATGCCCGTGTGGATCAGGACAAAAATATAAGAAATGTTGCGGATGAAATAGTCAATGACGTAATAACTGAAATAAGTAATATCTCAGAAGCACAGAAACAGACTGACAGGCTAATTGATAAGTTATATGATAATGCCCCTGATGTAATTGACCAAATCTATAAAAAAATAGATTTTGCGATAGAAAACGGTAACGTATATCAGTTAGAAGATGCAATGTCTATGGTATCAGAGTTGGTACAGTATTACTCAATAGCAGAAGAGGCCCTAGAACACGAGTGCATCCAGGGAGATACCGAAAAACTAAATTACGTACATGGCAAAATATCGAACGTCATAGCATACATATTGGAGAGAATTGCAGATGGATAAACTTAAAGAGATACCTATAACTGTTTATGTAATGATCTTGCTTGCAATAGGTAGTGGGGTTTGGTTGCTTCAAGAATCAAGGATGCATAACCAGAGCGCACAGACACAATATATATCTGATTTGCAAAGCAATGTGAGTGAAAATACAAGACGCATTAAAGCACTTGAGGAATCTTTTAAAGGAGTTCCAGAACAGATTAGCTCTATGTCCACAGATATTAAATACTTGAGGCAATCTGTGGAAATGTGGAATCAACGATTTTTTAAGGATCAGTAAAATGTCTGACTTAAAAGACATCTGCAAAAAATGTCCACACTTTACTTACTGCAAAAACCTTTGCCCTTTTGCCCAAAAATATATAAGCAAAGATGTGTCTTATATTAAAGAGCAAGATGGTCAAATAAGTCCAGGCAAAAAGACAACTTATCTTTATAATCTAAATTTTAGTACAGAAGATGGAGGAAGTGTTGACGATCTAGGATATATGGCCACAAGTGCTTATCTGGATTTTTGGCAGGATACAGAGGCAGATGCAAATAGCGAGAGTCTAGGAATTTTTATTGATTCCTTCATAAACAGAAGGCCACTTGAAGACCTAGAAACCAGATACGATAAGCCAGTCAGTGAAATACGGAGATTACTTAAACAACATATTGATTTTCTATTAGAAAGAATAACTGAATTACACAAATATAAGGAAACAATCAGGGCAGCAAACAAGGCCAAGGATTACATTGACAGGAACATGCAATTTGGCAAAAGCACAAAATACTACCTACTGCATTATTGTTTTGGTCTGTCCTATCAGGATATAGCTGATATGCACGGGATAAGTAAGTCAACTGTCAGGATTGGCGTACAGCGCGTGCGGGATTGGATAGCAAAAGGTCATCCCTTATTTTCTGTGGAAGATGGTAAACTTAAGGAAAATAACCGACGAAAAGGGAACCATCTCCCACAACAGCAAAAGT